AGGCCATCAGACGGCAACCATCCGGCAGTCGATCTCGTAGTGGTGGCCGAGCCCGGCCGCGTCGCGGATGCCGTCGATCTCGTAGGTCCCGGCCATCGGGCCCGACGCGATGCGGATGCGGTCGGACGGCTCGAGATCGGTCGGGCGGAGCCAGCCCGTATAGGTCGAGACGGTCGCGCCCGCCTGGTTGAGCTGCGTGGTCTCCTCGACGCGCTTGGGCTGCATCAGACCCGCGACCGAGGCCAGCGTGGCATACGTCGTGGTCGGCTGGTTGTAGTCGTCCACCGCGCCGTCGGCCGGGCGCTCGATCACGAAGGTCTGGCGAAGCCGGTCGTCGAAGCCCACGTCAGAAGACCCCCGGCACAGGGTTGAGGCTGGCCAGGATGGCCTCGCGCTGGTCGGCGTAGCCGCCCTGCCCCGACGCCGTGTAGCTCTCGCTCCACGTCCCGATCGTCTGGCCGGCGAGTCCCGGGTTGAAGGCGACGTCGAGCTTCACCAGCTCGATGGCCACGCGGTCGCGGGTCGCCGTGTCGTCGAACGGGCTGTAGGCGACGTCGACCCGGCCGCACCACGACCAGCCCGGATTCGTGCCGGTCCACAGGCGCACCAGGGTCGAGCCCGACGGCCGCAGCTCGTAGTCGTCGGCGGCGAGGACGACGGATGACCGGCCGACGTTCTCGGTCACGCCGGTGATGCTCTCCGCGGCCCGCGACAGCATCAGCAGATCGCCCGCGGCCGTGAAGAACTCCTGCCTGTCACCGGCCGGCCCGATGCAGGCGTCGATGGTCTGGTAGGCGGCGTCGAGCAGCAACTGGAGGGATTCGTCCGACACGCTCGTCGAGACGAACTCGCGCAGTTGGTCCGTGTCGACAGTCATCGCTTGCCCCGTGCCTCCTTCCGCGGCTGCGGCAGCGGCGCCGCCTGGTGGCCGATGCCGGGATGGTCGTCGCACACCGGGTGCGATGCATGGCACAGGTCGAGCCGGGTGGCCGGCCGGCCGCAGTAGACGCAGGCGCTCATCGCTTCTGGCCGGGCACGGCGACGGCCTCCTCGACCGCCGGCGCCGAGCGGTCGGACGAGGTGATCGGCTCGAAGAACTGCGGCCAGCGCTTGTAGGCGGGGTCGCTGCCGCGGACCCGCGTGACGCCCCGGCGGCCGTTGAACGGGAAGCCGGGGTCGGCGCTCACGAAGGGCTCGGTGCAGACGTACCAGGTGTCGTGCGGGTCGGTCCTTGCCATCGTCTGTCCCTTCAGGTTGGAGGGTGGAGCCGGGTGGATGATGCCCGGCTCCACTCGGGATGGGTTACTTGCCCCGGAAGATGCAGGCCGCCCGCCCGGCGCCGAGGGTCGCGAGGCCGATGCCACACGACGTGTTGCGCCACCAGGCGTAGACCATGCGCTGGCCGGTCGGGTAGCCGGTCGTCGTGTCCACGAAGTTCGGGATGAGCTCGATGTTCATCCCGACCCGGTCGATGATCACGAACCGATCCCGGTCGGCGAGGATCGCCACCTTCTCGGTCGTGGCCATGCTGGCGTTGGCCGGCGCGACGCACTCGTAGGCCGGGTGGCCGATGAGGGTGGCGAGGCGGCCCGAGTTGCCCATGCTGCCGAAGTTGGCGACCTGGAGGTTGTCGATCCAGAGGCCGGCGCCACCGGCGGTGTCGATGCCCCGGACCAGCGAGTAGAAGTACGGGCTGCCGAGCCACACGGTGTTGGCGCGGTAGCGCGGGCCGATGTTGGCTTCCAGCTTGTACAGGTCGGCCGGCACGATCACGAGGGTCGTGGTCGTGTCGAGGAAGTTGGCGGTGAAGTAGGTGAAGATGCCCTGCGGGAAGTTGGTCGTGCCCGCGCCCGTCGAGAACTGCGTCGCCTCGAGGACGTCCTTGGCGTCGGCGATCTCGCGGGCGAGCTCGGCCTCGAGCCCCGGGTAGTCGCCCTGGATCTCGACGCTGAAGGTGGCCGCGGTGTGCGCCTTGACCAAGAGGCGGGCGGGCGCCGTGAAGGCGGGTGACAGGTCGGTGGCCGCGGTGGCCTCGGCCTCGTACACCGCCGTCATGCCCGAGCTGACCAGCGGGCGCCAGTCGTTGCTGGTCGTCTTGACGACGCGGAACGCCTCGCGGAACGGGTTGATCGCGCCCGACGTGTTGATGACCATCGTCGAGTCGAGGTCGTACGGGACGGCGGCGTTGGACGCGGTGACCAGCGCGGTGCGCGCCTCCTCGAAGGCGTGGCCCTCCTCGGGCGTGAACATCGGTCCGGCCATCGACTGGGTGAGGTACTTGCGGTAGGCCCGGCGGTAGGCCGGGGAACCCGTGTACAGGACGCGCCGGCTGATCTCGTCGGGGTCGACGTACTCGCCGCCGTTGAGCAGCTCCTCGATCTCGCCCTGGCCCTTGGCCCGGTCAGTCGTCGGGAACGGCGCGCCCTCGACGGCGCGCATGGCGGCGTCGCGCAGGTGCTGGCTGCGCTGCTCCGCCGAACGCGCCTCGCGCTCGATGCGGCTGACGTCGTAGATGCTCGACAGGTCGCGCGTCTTGACGATGTTCGGTGCGCTGAACGCGCCGTCCACGACCGTGGTCGGGGCGGGCGCGATCGTCGATGCGCGGCCGAGTTCGGCGCGCCGGGCGTCCTGCGCGTCGATGGCCGCGAGCAGCGACTGCTTCTCCTCGCGGAAGTCGTTCCAGCGCGCCTGGTCCACGTCGGGCATGACGCCGTCGTACTGCCCGTCGAGCGAGACCATCTCGCGCTCGATGTCGCCGACACGGGCGGCCTTCTCGTCCCGCGTGCGGTAGAGGCTGATATCGGGTGCCACTGTTCTCTCCTCGGGCTTCGGTGCTTCGACGATGACCGGCTCGTCGCGGCGCTCCGGCTCGAGGTGGGGCAGGGCCCCGGCGTCGAGGGAGGGTGCTTCGGGTTCGGTGACGGTGGGGGTGGTGGTCATCTCGTCGGTGATCGAGCGCAGCATGGCCGACGCGCTGGCATAGGCCGGCCAGGTGACCGGCCCGAGTTCGTACAGGTGCGCCTCGGTGATGGTGCGCTCGGGCAGCTTGTCGGGGTTGTGCAGGCCGCCGGCGGGCTTCGGGTTCCACTCCTCGCGGACGACGCTGAAGCGGTGCGACGCGCCGTAGACGCCCTCGCGCAGGCCGGACACGACGAGCGGCGGGACGCCATCGAGGATGCGGCCACGGGCGTACGGGCTGACGTCGTCCTCGCCGGCGGCCTCGGTGGTGGCGATCGGCTTGTCGCCGACCTCCGGGTCCTTGCCGTGCTGGAACATGATCTTCGGCAGGTGCTCGGCCATCGTCTTCTTGTAGGCCGAGCGGCCGAACCGCTCCATGAAGTGGCCTTCGCTGGCCGAGTCGATCTCGGCCCACTGGTCGGGCGGGGCCAGGCGCACGGTCAGCGTCCTGCCGTCGTCGGACGTGACCCCGCCCGACATGGCCCGGTACAGGTTCTCGCGCGGCGGGTGCGGCGTCTCCATCATGGTCGTGACCTCATGCGGCAAGGAGGACGACGAGATCGTCGTCGTTGACGGTGATGAGCGGGGCCAGGGCGACGATCCGCAGGGTGGCCGGCCGCGGCTGCACGGCGACGTCGTCGTGGGCGAACGGCACCCACGGCCGCGACCCGACGCCAAACGCCGGGGCGACCGGCACGGTGGCGATGACGGTCGGCGCGTAGGCGGCCAGGGCCAGCGTCGCGGGGTCCGGGGTGGCGACCACCGACGGCGAGGCGACGCTGATGGCCGGGGCGAAGGTCGCCACGCCGACGGCCGCTGTCGGTGGCGTGGCGACCTCGTGGGCGCTGACGCCAGTCGACGGCGCGAAGGCCGTGAGCGTCGCCCCTGCGGCGCCCGGGACGGCCGTGACGGGGGTCCCCGCCGTGGGCGCGAAGGTGGCGAGCGACCGCGTCGCCGTCGCCGGCGTCGCGATCTGGTTGGCGGCCGCCGCGACGGTCGGGGCGAACATGGCGAGAGCCAGGGCTGCGACCGAAGGGCTGACGAGCCGGAGGTCGCTCGCGGTCGCCGTCGGGGCGAAGGCGACGAGAGCCAACGCGGCGACGTCCGGCGTGACGACCTGGGCCTGGACGGACACCTCCTCGACGGCGGTGATGGCGCCGGTCGCGGGCGGGTAGGCGTGGACGGCCGCCTCGACCCGGCCGGTGGGGCCGAAGGTGTCCGGGCCGGTCGGACGCTGCTGCGTACTCATTCGTCCCACAACATCGAGCAGTAGAACGTGCCGGTCGTGGCGCCCGACGCATTGGCGTTGGCGACCGCGAGGCCGAGTCCGGCCGTCGCGTTGATGACCAGCGGGTGGTCGTAGAACGTCCAGACGAAAGCGCCGCCCGCGGTGACGGCGAGGCCGCCCACCTGGATCTTGTTGGCCGCCGTGAAGGTGGGCTGCGAGGCGCCCGTGCCGCACACGTCGAGGGTGCCGAGAGCGGCCGGGTCGCCGGTGTCGAGCGGCTGCCCGGCGAGGGTGCTGGCCTGCGTCCCGCGCACCGTCGTGCGTACGAGGTACAGGGCGGGCGCGGTCGTGGGCGCGACGCCGATGTTGACGATGACCTGGAGGACCTGGATGCGGATCGCGGTCCCGGTCTGGTCGAGATTGAAGTACGCCGTGTCGGCGGTGTTGATGCCCGCCCGGGAGATGCCCGCACCGTACCGTCCGGCCATCGCTATGCCAGCGTGAACACGCCCGAGGCGTGCGCTGCGACGGTGAGGGTGTTGCCAGAGGTCGCCGTGACGTCGGCCGGCGCCGAATCGAGCAGGCAGTAGCACAGGACGTTGCCGCCGACCTCGTAGATCACGGCGTAGCGGGCGGTGATGCTGCCGCCCGACGCGGTCCACACCGGGTCGGTCGTGATGTCCACGGTCACGGTCGTGGTGCCCGCCAGGGTGAGCGCGACCGACATCCCGCCGGTCGTGTAGCCGTTGGCGTTGGCGTGCTCGTTGGTGAGGCCCGCGTAGGTCGTGGAGCTCGCCGCGAGGTTCGACGTGCTGAGGAACAGCGCCATCTTCCAGGTGTCCGAATCGATGTCGAACGTGCCGTTCAGCATCGACGTCCGGCCGGTGTTGGTGAAGAGCCAGGGACCCGCGGCTGCCATGTCAGGCCTCCTCGACGATGGCGACGATGGCGCCCGCCGCGTCGCGCTCGATCGTCCGGCGGACGCTGCGCGGCACGTTGACCGTGACCTGCGGCGGTTCCTGGTCGGGCACGTTGACCGTCACCTCGGCTGGTGGCGGCGCCTCGACGGTGACGTTCACCGGGGTGGGCGACGGCGCCTCGACCGTGATCTGCGGCGCAGGCTGCTCGGGGAGGTTGACGTTGGTCACAGGTTCGGGCAGATAGACATTGGTCACCGGCGGCGGCTGCTCGGGCAGATAGACATTGGTCACCGGCGGCGTATGGCCGTTGCGCCCGGCGAGCACCGCCATCGTCCGCGCCTCGGATTCGGCCACCAGCAGTTCGGCGCTGCGACCCGGCGGCAGTGCCGGGACGGGCGGCGGGGCGGGCGGACCCTCGGGCTGCGGCGGCTGGAGCTGGACCGAGTAGAGGCCCGTGTGCGTCAGGCGCTTCCAGTCGTTGGCGATGATCGCGTCCACGACGGTCTGCGGCTCGAACCCGGCGTCGAGCAGCTGGCGGATCGCGCCGGCGTCCTTGAGCCGGACCTCGGCCGCGTCGCGGATGTCGTCCTTGAGCGCCGGGATGCCGCGGATGTCGTACCACAGCCGGGCGCCGGCGGGCGGCCGGACGATGCTCTCGAGCGAGCCGGCGGCGTTGCGCCAGGCCGGCGACATCGTCAGGTCGGCGAACATCCGCATCGACGGCGCGAAGCCCTGCCCGGCGTTGAGGCTCGTGCCCTGGAGCCCCTCGGACAGCCCGGCGATCATCGGCGGCACCCCGGCGGCCGAGGCGATGCGCGTCTCGCCGGCGCCCTGCACGACCTTGAAGTCGAGCTGCTTCAGGTCGGCGCCGACGACGGTGGCGTCCACGCCCGCGGTGAAGCCCATCATCTTGTAGGCATTCGCCGTGCCGGCGTGGTTCTGGCGGAGGAACTGCATGAACTCGCCGAGCTTGGCGATGTCGGTGTAGCCCGTCTTGATGACGAGGTTGGGCGTGCCGCCGTTCTCGAAGAACTTCAAGCGGTGCTCGGTCATCGCCTCGTCGGCCATGATCTCGCGCAGGATGGGCGACAGCCACGACATGCCCCGGACGGGCATCAGCGGGTCTGGCGTGGTGGAGAAGTGGGCGACCTCCTCGGGCAGGAAGTTGATCCAGTCGTGGCCGAGCCCGGGACCGCCCGGCTGGTAGGCGTAGCCCAGCAGCACCGCCTCGGGGTCCCACATCGTGCCGTCGGGATCGGGCGAGCCGTGGACGATGCGCGTCCAGTCCGGCCGCATCCGGAACAGCTTGCCGCCGCGCTTCGCGATGAAGGCGTTGCCGGCCAGGTCGTTGTCGGTGAGCATGTACTTGAGCAGGTCGCCGGTCGTGGCGCCGGGCCACGGGTGGTCGAGCAACGCGAGCTGGCCGTTCGGCCGGTCGCGGTCGCCGAAGAAGTCGCCGGCCACCCCGCCGCGCATGTTCTGGAAGCCGAAGCGCGCCTCGGTGAAGAGGTCGCGCCGGGCGCGCATGCAGGCGTACACGACCGAGTTCGACATGTACGCCCGCCAGACGAGGCTGGTGTAGCCGACGTCGATGTCCTCGACCTTGCCGCCGAGCGTCTGGTTGAGACCCAGGAGCGGGTACTGGTGGCCGCCCGCGAGGACGTAGTCGAGCCCGGCGATCGCGCGGCTGTCGTCGGCCTGGCCGAACAGGTCGCGCAGCGCGCTCATCAGGCTCATGCGAACGCCGCCCCGGCGTCGAACTCGGGCACGATCTCCTCGCGCTGGACGCGGTCGACCGCGAGCGCGAGGGCGATGGCCGCGTCGATCCGGCCGCGGCTCTTGCCCTTGGCCAGGACGAAGCCGCGGTCGTTGAAGCGGGCGACGGCGTTGAGCACCTGGCCCGCGAACGCCTCGTCCCCGTCGTGGGTCAGCCCGCCGCCGCGGATGACCTCGTACAGGCTGCCGACCGCCGTGGTCATGCGCTCCATCGACTGCGGCACCTCGACCAGCGGGTAGCCCTCGTCGGCGAGCATCTTGGCCGGCACGTCGAAGAAGCGCGGGTCGAACGACACCGCGGCGAGGTCGTAGCGCCCGCCGAGATCGCGGATGTGACGCATGACGTCGGTCGTGTCCACCGGCTCGTCGGCGGTCGGCACCCACAGTCGGCAGACGGCGTGCAGGCGCCCGTCGGGCCGGCGCTGGACGGCCACCACGGCGGTGCTGTCGTGGCGCAGCCCGACGTCCACGCCGAGCCACGTCCGGGCGCCCTCGACGAAGTCCCACGGCGAGACGAGGGCCTCCCAGACGGCGCGGCCGTTGGCGCCCAGCCAGGCGTCGGTGCCGTCCACCCACTGCCCCAGGCGGAAGATGCGGAAGTGCGCCTCGGGCGTGATGCCGAGATCGGTGTCGAGCGCCGTCTCGCGCAGGAAGCCCGCCCGGATGGCGGGGTTGGCGATGCGCCACGCCCGGCGATCGTCGACCGCGCAGTCGGCCGGTGCCGCGTACTCGCGCAGGACGAAGCCCGGCAGGTGGGCGCCCTCCTCGACCGCCCGGCGCAGGTGGTACAGCGCGTTGTCGCGGTCGAGCCCGGGAGTGCCCACGCCGATGATCGTCGAGCACGCGCGCTTGCCGGCGCCCATCCGCAGGCTGTCCCACGATTCGACCGGCTGGAAGCCGATCTCGTCGACGATCGCGAACGACGGGTCGAGCCCTTGCAGGCCGCCGGTCTCGTTCGACATCGGGAACAGCTCGCCGCCGTTGAAGGGGACGAAGACCCGCGGGGTGCTGACGCCGGTGTAGATGAGCGAGCGGCGCTCGAGCTCGGGCTCGGCCCGGATCATGCTGACCGCGACGCCGTAGCACGACCGGATGGCCATCGCCACCGTCATGTGGATGACGGGGATCTGCGGCGCGCCCGTCGCGTCGTCGTCGAACAGGGCCCACACGGCCAGCGCACCGCCGAGGCTGGACTTGCCGTTGCCGCGCGGCGTGGCCAGCACGCCGATGTCGACGCCCGGCCGCAGCGCCTGGCGCAGGAAGCGCTTCTGGAACGGCGCCAGGCGCAGCGTCTCGCCGTGTCCTGTGCCCTTGGCCGGCTTGCAGTAGGTCTCGATGAAGCGGATGGCGCGTTCGGCGCGGCTTCTCGTGGCCCATTGCTTCCACGGCCCGGCCTCGACGATCGCGACCCGCTTGGCCGCTC